CCAGGTAGTCGATGTTGCCGACCCGGTAGGCGCCGAAGTCGCGGACGGTGGACACCCGGGCCACATGCCAGCCGGAGGTGATCGCCACCGCCGTGTTCTCCACCGCCGCTTTCACCGACAGGGCGCCCGACGCTTCTAGGTACTGGTCGAGCATCTCCTGTGCGTCCTCTGCGTCGTACCGGCAGACATAGAGGCGCACCGGGATCATCCAGACCGAGACGACCGACCCCATGGTGAGGTCGTAGTTGATCTCGGCGGGCATCCCGACCACCCCGGCAGGCTCCTCGATCAGGTCGGGGATGACCGGGTAGATGTTCAGCCCATTGATGGCGGCGAGCCGGGTGCCGAGGTCGGTTCTGATCTGCGAGAGGGTGGCCATCAGTAGCGCCCCCAGTTGACCTGCACCTGATCGACCAGCCTCCGCATGCCCGGCGCCAACTCGCGGCGGGCGGTTTCGTCCCAGGCGCCGCGCAGGAACTTGGTCTCCTTGGTGCCCTTGCGGGCGATGGCGCGGGCGACGAGGAAGGCGGGGATGCCGTGCCGCCTGGCCCATCCTTCCAGCGCCTTCACGGGCGGCCAGTGCGGGCGAGTGCCCATATCCACGAAGCCGCCGTAGTGGCTGCGGGTGTAGACGGTGACCGCTTCGCCTTCCCAGCGCACCCCGATCGACTGGCCCAGTTTGCCCGTGTCGTGGGGCGCGCGTTTCGCCGCGGTGTGTGCCACCTGCCCGCCGTACCAGAAGCAGAAGTCCTCGACCGGTTTCGCGCTGAAGGCGAACTGCTGGCCGACCCGGCTGTTCCGTGCCTTCAACTTGTTCTCCAAGCGGCGGCGCGACTCGGGGTCCCACTCCATCGACAGGTTGAGGCTGGTGCCCATCGTGTCCATCAGTCACCCCACCAGTCGAGCCGCCGGTAGGGGGCGAGCAGCGCCTGCGCGTCGGGATCCATGCGGGGCAGGGTGACGAAGCCGGTCTCCTCGGTCCCCATCATCCCGTACGGCGTGTCCTTCCGCTTGTAGTAGCGGGCGGCGATGATCAGCGTCGCCTCCTCCACCTCCTTAGGGATCGCAGGCCAGCCCCACTTGGCGGTGACCGAGACGCCCTGCTCCACGGTCGGCCAGGAGCCGACCACCGCGTGGAGCCGGGTGTAGGGCCGACCGGCGACCGCCGCGTTGGTCGGTTCGACCATGAACCCGTACGAGCCGGTGCGGGCGTTCAACGTCCAGGCGTTCTCGTACACCCCATCCCAGTTGTCGTCGGTGGCGACCAGCAGGCCCACCGTCGTCGAGATGTCATCCACCGGAAGGTGCGTCACCTGCTCTAGGAGGGCGGTGTAATAGCGTGCGGTGGCCGCAGTATCGGCGTAGAACCTCCGGCCACACCAGCGGTCCGCGGCCCGGGACGCCGCTTCTATCGCCCGTTCGGCGTCGTCGTCGTGGGCGCCGCCCGCGGAGATGCCGACCCTCGCCTTGAAGGCGGTCAGGCTGGCGTAGCCGTTGGTGATCGCCATGGTCTACCTCTTGCGCTTGGCCGGGGTGCGGGCCGCCGCTTTGACCACCTGCCGGGTTCGGGCCTTCTTGATCGGGGCCGGGGCCATCTCGACCTCCACCGGGGCGATCTCCACCGGCTCGGGCTGTTCGACCTCGACACAGTCCCCGACATCGCTGACGAGCGCGGCGACCACCCCCGGCTCCAGGTCGAGCAGGTCGCCGGGCGTCCCGGCGAGCAGCAGGTTGGACCCGCCGCAGACAACGACGGTGGAGAACCGTCGCAGCACTTTGACTCTCATCTCTCCCTCCTCATCTTCCTCGATCGGGGACGCCCCTGGTGGCCACTAGTGCTCCTTCCACCAGATCGTCACCACCACACAGGCGGTCAGGGCGTCCGCTTGGGCGACCGTGACCTGGATCGGTTCGACGCAGGCGATCTCGCTGTGGCTGTAGGTGATCGCCACCCCAGCGGTGGTGCAGCAGGTCAGCCGGGGCGAGTAGTAGCCGTCGGTGTTGGAGTTGGCGATGGCCAGGATGTTCCCGCCGACCCCGGAGACGGGGGCGATGGTGACGTCGGCGGTGGCCGGGCAGGAGGCGTGATAGTCGATGTAGACCTGGGTGATCTCCCCGACGATCGGCCCGTCAGAGACAGCGGACCCGGCAGCGGCCCCCGCGCCCCCAACCGTGGTGACCGAGATCTGTGTCCGCCGGACATTGCGTTCGGACATCTCAGATCGCCTCCAGGTGGAACAGCACCCACAGGGTAACGACGATGTCCACCGTGGTGCCGTTCCAGGAGCCGTCGGTGGTCAACTGGGCGCCGATCGCGTCCCCGGCCGCACCGCAGACCGTCCCCCGCTTGGCCCGGGTGTAGGAGCCGGGGCCGTAGGCGGCGGTGGTCTGGATGACCGAGGGGGCAGCCTTCGCCGTGGTGGCGATGGTGGGGACGACGGTCAGCGTCCCCGCCGACCCGGCGGCGGAGGCGGTGACGCTCATCGCGACGATGTCGAACTCCCAGGGCGCCTCGTAGTAGAGGGCGTCGTGGGCGACGGCCCCATGGACCTCAGCCACCTTCAGATCGACCGAGGTCTGCGAGGCGGCAACCGCCTCCTGGTAGAAGTGGAGGGGCACCAACTGCCCCTTGGCGATGCAACGCTCTATGCGGGATGCCCGCATCTCGACTCCTTCCTATGTTGGCGGCCTCACCCGCCCCCACCGGGAAAGGAACTAAGCGGCGGGGGCGGGCAGGCCCATCTTCGGTTGGTTAGGCGATGTTCCTGAGGACGGCGACCGACTTGATGCCAGCCGCAGCGCCGGTCGGGGTGTAGCGGCCGAACCCGACCCGCAGGGAGAACACGATGCGGCTCTGGTCGGAGCCGATGATCCGCTCGGTCTCCACCTGGAGCGCCCGGCGCACCCCGACCACATAGCCGCGCCGGTTGAACAGCATGGCCTGGTGGAGGGTGTTGTTGCCTGCGGTGGTGGACACCTTGCCGTCGGCTTCGGTCTTGCTCATCGCGATCGACGCGACCAGCGGGTTGCGGCCGATGTTCCCGACCTCGCCGGTCAGGATCGTCGCGTTGGCCCCGTACTTGTCCACGGTGACCACCTCATCCAACTTGGCCAACTCGTCGCCCAGGTCGGGGTTGACGAGGTAGACCGCGTCGGACGGATCGGCCGGATGGAACCAGTCGTGGAGGTAGGTGGCGTCCACCCCGTACTTCCGCAGGTTCACCATCGCGTCGTAGGTGATCGCGACGCCGCCGTGGTTCACGCACTGGCCGGTCGCATCGACGATCGCGCCGTGGCGCAGCCCGTCGAGGGCCAGGTAGTGCTTCGTGTCCGCGGGGTCGGCGTCATCCAGGTTGATGTTGCCGGTCCCGGCGTTGGTCGTGTCGCCGTTGAGGATGAGGGAGTCCGAGTAGTGGGCGAGCGACCGGGTGGCCTGCGCCCGGAGGAACGGGATGTAGGGGATGAGGGCATCCTCTTCCATCTCGCCCGACCACATCTGGTGGATGACGAACTTCTTCGCATCCACCTGGACCCGGTTGCTGCCGGTCTTGCTGGTCGTGTAGTTGGCCGCGTTGTAGGTCGTGGACTCGCCCACGAACAGCATCTCGGGCAGGTCGGCCTCGACCGGCAGGTAGGTGGTCGGCTGGGTCATCGGGAAGGTCGGGATGAGCGGGTACACCCGCGATGCGGCCCTCGCCCCGGCCCACAGGTCGGAGACGTACTGGACGCCGACCAACTGGAGGCCGTAGCCGGTTTCGGCGGTGTCCATGGCCCGCTTGTGGTAGACCGAGTCGATGGCGGCGAGCGCCTGGTAGAAGCCCGCCGTGTCCATGCGACCGTTGCTGTACATCTCCTCGACCGACCGGACATCGGCCGCCTTGGCGTCGATGGTGTCCATGTAGCGGCCTTCGGACAGCGCCTTGAAGGCGTTGTCCAGGTCCTCGGACGGCCCGCCCTTGCTCTTGCCGGAGATGCGGGCGCTGGTCAGGATGGAGTGGAGGATCTCGATGTCCGAGATGCCCAGCCCCAGCCGACCGTACTTGGACCCGGCGAGCCGGGCGTCACCGAACCGGGTGGCCCGCTTGAACGGCTCGCTGTTGACCGCCTTGTCCACCGCAGCGGTGATCCGCTGTTCGATGGCCTCGTCGGAGAGACGCTGGCCGACCGCATCCAACTGCTGCCGGATGTCCTGGGCCAGCGCCTTGAACTCGTCGCTCATAGGTTCTGCTCCTTCAGTGCTTCGGCCACCTCAGCCAGCGCTTGGAGCGCCGGGTCGGGTGGCGGTTCTGATTCGACCGGTCGGCTGGCCTTGAACGCTGCGATCGCGTCCGCCAACGCGTCCACCTTGGCGTCCACTTCGGCGGCGAGTTCCTCCCTGCTGGGAGTCCCCGCCGTCTCGGCGGCCGTGCCGGTGGCGTCGCTGGCCCTCGCTTCCGCAGCCTGCTCTTCAATGGCCCCGCAGATGCGCGCAGCCTCCTCCTCCGTGTAGCCCTTGTCCACCATCGCGGTGACACAGGCGTCCCAGTCGGCGTAGGGGCCGATCGGCCGGGCCTGTTCGGCTTCCAGCGGCGGCGGCGGCTCCTCATCGTCGCCCATCCGGGTGTTGTCGCTGGTGGTGACGAAGCCGAGGGAGGGAGGAATCCACACCTGGTTGGTCACCAGGGCGGTCGGGCCGGTGCTGTTGGACACGATCGGGGGTAGCGGCTCGCCCGTCCCGTCGCCCGAGACCACACCGCCGACGATCGAGCGGAGCAGGGTGACCTCCCGCTCCATGAGCGCGTCCGGGTCGCCGGGTACCGGCACCGCCGAGATGTCCAGCAGTTCCCACTTGCTGATCTCGCCCTTCGGCCCGCGCTCCCGCTCCACCCAGCCGATGGACACCGCGTTGAGGAACCCGCCGTCGTACTTGCGTTCCACCTCCGCCGCGAACGGGTCAGCCCGGTCGAACAGCACATGGGCACGGAGCCGGGTCTTGGACAGTTGGAGCCGGGAGGTCTTCCCGATCGGCAGGGTGCGGCCCTGGTAGTCGTGCGCCCACAGGAATACCGGGTTGCGCTGGTAGTTGTCGATCTGCCCGCCTGCCAGGTCGAGGGTCAGCCCGTCCCGTTTCACTCCGGTGGTCGAGGCGATGAAGATGTGGGTGCCGTCCTCGGTCGCCCGTTCGTGGTATGCCCGCAGATGGCCGCTCATGGTGTGGTCGCCTCCAATGCTTCCCGCAGCGCCGTCAGGTCCGCCACGGTGACTTTGCCGTTGCCCGCCTTCCGCTCCGTCTCGGCCAGCGCCTCCACCGGTTCCAGCCAGCACCGGCAGTTGATGTCTTCCTCGGGCAGGCCGATCTGCCCCGGCCCGTAGCCGAACCCGTCACCCACTTGGAACTCCTCATCAACCGGAATGGTGATCCCGTCCATCACTATATGGGTGTCCCGGACATCGTTGTCGCCCATGGTGGTCCAGGTCTTGCCTTCGACCCCGGCCACCTTGAAGGCGGCCATCTGCCCGGTGGTCTGCGAGCGGGTCACTTCCGACTGGGCGATCCGGCGCGCGTCGGACTCCCGGCCGCCCATCACATCGACCACCCGGCTCGCCAACTGGTCGAGCGTTTCCCCCGACCGAACCCCATGCTCCAACTCGGACTTGACCGCGTTGTAGGTGGTGGTGGTGATCCGGTGGGCGAACAGTTGGACGTTGCCCTCGATGGCGGCTCGGGTCGCCCGGTCGGTGAGCAGCCGGGCCACCTGCTCGGGGCTGAGCCGCAGCATCCGCGCCTCGGAGATCATCGACCGCTCGGTGGCGGCGACGAAGCGGGCGTGGCAGGCCGCGCGGGTGCGGTCGGCCCAGCGGGCGACATCGAACGGCACCTCGGCGGCTGAAGTGGCGGAACGGGTCGCCTCATCCTGCCGAAGCGCCTGGAGGATCGCATCGCGCTGCCGGGCGAACACGCCGTGGAGGTCGTCGCGTAGCCCGTCCACGTCGATGTTGAGGGCGGGATGCCGCTGCGG